AGTTTTTCGCTCCACTCAAACATCCATTTTTGAATATCATCTGCGCCATCAAACACAAAAATACACTCATGTAATTCTTGTGGCAAAAACTCTACGAAGTCTTCATATGAAGAACGATCCATTAGTAGTGTTGTGCCACAGCCAGTGCTTTCAAGTGGCCGTCCCGGCACAAGCCCCTTACATGCATCCTGATTAATGTGGACCATAGTGTAGAGTTGATTAGTTGCATTAATTAGTGCCTCGCCAAATACGCCCTGAACGCAGCGAACACTCTGTAATAACTGCTCTCTTTCTGGAGTCATACTACCAACGAAGCCAAGAATGTCTGTCTTAAGGATCTCTGGCTTACGTCTATGGATAGTAGGTGAGCACGCATAAGGCAGCAGTAGAGATGGCTTGCCGAACTTCTTAGCGAAGTCATCAACGAAGAATCGATTACCTACTAGGTAACCATCGTAGGCGATCTTGCCAGCCCGTGCAAACGACACGTCCGGGTGATAGCTAACATCAAAGTCCCAGTAGAGTCGCGGCACATCCTTAAGTCTATAGTAGTTGAATAGCGATTCATACCCCCACATACCGTCGTTCATTTCGGTGACTACTACTAGGTCGAAGTCTGCTCCTTGGACTCCTTTGACACCTAGAAAGTTATTAGGCTCTCCATAGAAACAACCGTAGAACACACACTCGTGCCCCGCTTGACGGAAACCCTCCGCAAGCTGCTGCCCCGTGCAGCGATCAGGCTGGGTGGGGATACATCTCCCCGTGACTAATACTTTCATGACACCCACCTACAGTTCCGTTCCTTGTCACACTCAGACATGTTTCATCTCCGCGTTATTGATGGCGTGTTGAAGAATGCTATCGAAGTTCTTCTCTGTTTCGAGATCTCCGACATTGATTACTGGAATATTGTTTGCAGTTGCGATTTTGATAGCCAGTCCAGTTCCCCCGGTTACCTCACCATATGGTGTCCAACATACAATTAGATCTGAAGGAGACTTTAGATTCTCACCCAGAATTTGATAGACGTTGCGCGACTTTATAAGCTTCACTCCATCACTGAGGTCTTTAGCATACTTCTCGTGCTTGTATACAATCTTGAGGACTTCATCCCTCAATTGCTGGGTCCTGGGGACACCTAGAACCTCCTTGTCTTTATTAAAGGTCGACCATGGCATGTAGACGATACAGCTACTTGTAGCGCCCTTCTCGAAGGCGTAGTCCGCACCATCAGCATGACCAGAACGAACCCACCAACCGCGAGTGCGGGCTTCTCTACCAAGCTCTGTGAACAACTCACAGATATGATCTGGGGTTGCTCGTGCTCCAATTCCAGTAATAATCATGATGTGTGACGTGGGTGACTTTCCCTAAGGGTGTTGTTTGTGACTACCACAAACTCAGCGGCGTCGCGTAGTTCAGTAATATTGCGAGCACCGCTATAGCTAAGCCCGCTACGAATACCAGCCTCAAGATCGCGAAGAGTATCCCCAACAGGACCACGATAGGGAACACGAGTAGCAATACCTTCGACCCTGGGATACCGCCCTGGCCTTTTTTCTGTTTGAACTTCACGAGACGCCATTCCCCTAAACATTTTGTATGAAGTGCCATCCTCTATGATGCGACTACCTGGGGTTTCTTCCGTCCCAGCCAATAGCGAACCTAGCATAACCGCATCAGCACCAGCGGCAAGAGCCTTTACGATGTCGCCAGAGTAACGGATACCACCATCTGCAATGATCGAAGTGTAGTGTCCGTTGGCATCGCGATACCCATTCAATCTTAGCTCTTGCTCTACGTTAAGGATAGCGCTAAACTGAGGGTAGCCATGACCACTTACTATTCGTGTTGTGCATACCGACCCAGGACCGATACCCACTTTGACGATAGTTGCGCCAGCCTCTACTAGTCGACATGCCGCCTTGCCAGTCGCTACATTACCAGCAATGATATCAACCGTGTCGCGTAGAACGGTATTCATATCACGAATAACCTCTATCACCCTTTGATGATCTCCATGAGCAACGTCAACGCATATGCCATCTAAGCCATACTCATCAGCCATAAAACGAACGTCTTTTGGTTTTGTATCCAAACCAACCGAGATGATTCTTGGCTCCACACCCCCAGAGCGCATGTCCTGTAGCCAGAAATATTGCCTCTCTAAATCCGCAAACCTATGTAAGACCCCCGCTCCACCGTTATTGGCCATTTCGATAGCCATAGACGCTTCAGTTACCGTATCCATATTGGAAGACAAGATTGGCAGCTTTAGATAGAGTCCACGACCTAGCTTAACGCTAAGGTCTACGTCCTGTCTAGATACAATCTTGGAATGCTGAGGCACCATCAAGACATCATCGAAGCTGTATGCTGGTCTATCGTTAATTCTTGTCAAGGTCTTTCTCCCAAGGAAACTGCAACCACCGATCATCATCAATAGCGAATGCGTAAAAGTCCGCAGTGAACTTGGCACCAATACGATGATATAGCGTCGCAGTCCTTGCCATAGGGAACAACTGCTTGAGAACCCTGAAGGTATCTCCGCTGTCACAGATTTCGTCTACGATTACAAGCTTGTGCAGCTCACTAGGTAAGACGTGGTAGATATCAGGAACGAGCCTTACCCTAACACCTTGATCTTCTAGATGATGAGCAATCGTTACTGCTGGAACCATTCCGCCGCGTGGAATTCCATATAGGACAACGTCGTTACCGACCTTCTCTTGGATCCACTTAGAGATATAGACAGAGCCAAGCTTAACTGACTCCCATGCTACGATATCAATCGGCTGGTCTTTCTTGATTACGTTACTTGGCATTACTTGAGTATTGCATGATGTTCGGGATGAAGTCTCTCTTCGTTCGGACCAATGATGGAACCTATGAAGTTGTCCGCATCTCTAGGTATCGGGAATCTATGACACCCCGGATGGATATCACTAGCTGCATGCACCTTATGGGCTATTAGCGGAAATACGTGCTGCTTGAGAAAATCTTGATCGCACTGCCAAGCATCTGGATACTGTAAGCAAAACTGCTTGATTAGCTCACTCATCTGCGGGCAGGCATACTTCTTCATTCCAAACATACCACCCATCAAGGCGTAAGACGGATTGAAGTGATGAGGGTGGTCTCCCATTGAATGAACCAACTTAGGTCCATCTAGCCACTCTTGAACTGCCTTCGCCTCACGTTCACTCAGTCGTGAGTCACAGTCACGAGAGATAAAAACATCTACGTCATCCTCACTGGCTGGTAGGAATCGAGCAAACATACCCTTCCATCCCCTCATGCCCCCTGGCATATCTACTAGTTCGGTTCCGTTACCAGCCTGAGCTAACATCATTTGATATTGAAGTGGAACCGTATTACGGTCAACATAGAAGCGACAAGTCCAATCAGGGTAAAGCTTCTGTGCTAGTATAACATTACGGCACGCCCCGACTGTATATTTTTCTTCACTTCCCCAAAGTGAGAATGTGATTAGTTTCTTAGTCATTGTCATTCTATTAGACATGTTAAAAACCAGGGCTTTATGCAAATTCTTTAAGGAAATCTTTGTAGCGTTTGTAGTAGTCAGGAGACTTAAACTTCGTTTCCGTCTCTAATCCGACAGCAGATGGACCACCGGGGTAGAACGACTGCATGGCACGCATAGCTTCGAAGTTACTACGCTCTTTGTCGGACTGCTCTAGTGAGTCCTTTCTCTGATTGTAGATACTGAAGCACGATGGGATGTCTACGCCTTTAGCACCTAGAGACATAAAGTAGAGGACGAGCCAGTAGTCGAAAGCCGACCGATACTCGTTGCCAGCCTTAATCATCAGATCCCAATCAGCCACGTCGCGCAGTTTATTATCCCAGTGAACATGCACGCCACAGCGGAAGAACTGTTGTAGGTCGAGTTCTGTATACTTCGGCGGGATGCCCTTAGCCGTGACGATGTCGTCAACCCGCGTTTCATAACCGCCGTAGTAGAAGTGGAGCTTCTCCCAACGTAGCATGGCAGCCTGTCGATTAGCCTTGTCAGCCGCGCTTAGAACCTGCACGCCGCGCCAGGGGTAGGACCTGTCATCGCTGTTGGTGTTGCACACTATGCCACCCTTCGCTACATGCCAGCCCTCTAGCCATGACACGCCATACGGTGTTCGCTTAGTCTGCTCTAAGAGTTTGATTCTCGGGTCACGCTTCTGCCACTTCTTGATGATCTCTACGCTTCTGTCGGTTGACTCACTATCTACAATGATATGTTCGTAGTTAGGGTTACTCTGCTGGCTAAGGTTCTCGATGAGTCCATCTAGAAACTCTTCCGAGTTAAAACAGCTAGTAATAAAGGATATGTCAACCATCTTAAGTCTTGATGTCAAAGACATACACCACACCATGGATGTCATGTGGGTGACGCTTAACATCAGACACACGAGGATCGTTACCGACCTTGACGATCGTCTCTAGAAAGCGAGTCTTCTTCACTTCCGTCTTTAGATCATCGGGCGATGGCCAGACTGAAAGCCTCGCCTCGCCAGCGGTAATCGCACTACTAACCCAAGGATGCTTACGCGGCTTCTCTGGAAGCTTTGCTAGTGGTTGCTTCGTCATTACGCATCCACCAAGTTAAAGAGCTTGTCGTATCCTTGCTTGCCCTCTTCGGCAAAGATCCAAATCAAGGGGACATGAGTTAGGCAATATGGTGCCGCCAACTCGTGATTCATAATCTCTTCCTGTGCGTCTAGGAATGCATCCTTACGTTGCACAATCGGATGATTAGCCATGGCTGGAGGATGAATACCATCAAAGAACAGGACCGTATCCATATCTTCTGACTGAGCTAGATACTCATCAGTCTGACCGCCACGAGCATAGGCTCCTACGTCACCGTGTTTGTCCTTGCCAAGCTCCTCATCATAGAACGCCTTCTTCTCCGCGATCTCCTTATCATTATCCTTGCAGTAAGAGTAATGGTAAACTGCGAACTCAGGAAGAACGAAACGACGACTCAGATAACGAGGGTCGAAGTATGTGCAAATCCCATCCTTGTCACGAGCAACGGGATGATTCTGATAGTTCAGTCCAGGCTGAAAGCGAATGAACCTCTGGTGTTGCTGACCCCAATCCCCACTAGGCTTACGCACATGATAGGCATCGCGCCAAAAGTGATAGAAGCCAGCGGGAACAAACTCTGTAGCCCACGGCTCCAGGCTGATGGCTTCACGAAGCTTGTCGGCAACGTCCGGCATGATAAACTCGTCAGCGTCAGTGATCAGCATCCAATCGCCCTGCTGCATGTATTGGAAGAAGCTGTTCTTTAGTTCTTCTAGGTCAGCCCATGGACGATCAATCTGCACAAAGATAATCTTCTTGTCTGGGTCCTTGTTTGCCTTCACGTCCTTGATGATCTCGACCGTGCGATCTAGCGAGTGACCATCGGGAGTAGCCTGACCGGCAGCCGCCTTACTTTGGACTGCGCCTTCGATAACGATGATGCGATCTACCTTATCGTAGAGCTGAAGCATACACGCCTCGACGAGCTTCTCTTCATTACAGACTTGAATGCACTGCACAATCTGAGGCTTTGCGTCAAGCGCATCAACAGTGACAGAGATCTGATTGGGAAGATTGTTATTGAATGGGTTATTAGACATTGCTAGTCTCCTTAGTCTTGCTAGCTGCAATCTCTTCAATCACAGCAAGCATTTTTGGTCCAACTACCGAGTGGTCGAACTCTGTCATGTTTGGAGCTTCAAGTGTTTGAGCCTCCTTGGCGATCTTCATTTGAACCATCATCGAAGAGACAGATGGTTCTGCGATCATGTCAAAGCTCGTGTAAAGCTCTGGGTCAGCATGTTGTTGGCTGACTAGGGGCTCCATCGAGAAGGCTATAGGATACACGTTGTCTCGTGTGCGCTCCACCTTGTATGTTGAGTGTCCATCGGGATATTCTGCTGTTTGAGCAAACTCACCCATACCACCCCAGAGGGTAGTGATCAACTTATTGCCATGGGTTAGTGCGTCGAATGCTGGAATACACCAACCCTCACCACGCGAACTACACACGTAAGCGTCACCAGTCTTGTGGATCTTTCGGATCTGATGATCAGTTAGCGTCTTTGTTACCAGCATCACTGGAGGAAAACCATCTGCGGGAAGTCGCATACCCTGCTTTACATTATCAATGTAAGCCTTTAGCTTCTGCTGTTCCTGCGAGCGTCCCTGCATGTTCACATAGGTCTTTAATAGTAGCACGACCTCATCTTGTTTGCCATGGAATGCACCAAAATAGGCACGTAGCAAACTATCGATACCCTTCTTCTGGGAGAATTGACTGATATTGTAGAATACAAATCGGTCCTTCAAGAAGTTAGGATCACTAGGTGACACGATTTCCTCAACGTCATCTAGAGAATAAGAGGGGATGTCGAAGGTGTGCGGCACCTTATGGATTGGCACAGTGACACCGGAGTCCTTAAACGCCTTGACACTAGCATCGCAGAAGGTCATCACTGAGTCGAACTGGTTAAGCTTGTCCGCCCAGTAGCTAGGGATCCTTGTAGTCTCCCAAGCGACGATAGCGATGTTGACCTTGCCGGATGCTGGACGACATTCATTGGGTGTTGTATGCTGAATAACAACATCAACATCATTTAAGCTTCCCTTGAATAGCTCTCGCTCTCGCTCTGTTGGTTTATATGAAGAGCCCGGATCTGCTTGATCGTATCTAACCGGACGGGTTACGATATTAGCACCAGCCTCATCCAACGCCCTGACATATGCACGACTAGCTGTTGCGTATCCGCTAAAATCTCGCAGGGGTGCGATATAAAGAATTTTCATACATGACTCCAGATTTTTCTATTATTGATAGCGCTTACTGTAGTTTGCGCTATGTCGAATTTGATATACACCATTCTTCATCAGAGTATAAGTGCTTCAAACGAATCGGTGTCTTCACTGCCCACTTGCGCGGACGGTTCATTAGTCTTCCCTGCACGCATAAGCTCAACTTGATTCTGAGCCTCAGCCTGCTGACGGAAGAAGTTAGCTATCTCGCCACGGGTCTTTTCGGCGGGGACTCCTCGCGATACTTCGACAGATAGCTTCTGCATCCAGTTACGTCGTCCGTCCTCATCAATGTCATGCTCGGTTGCATAACCTAGCACCTTTGTGTAGCACCAGACAACGAACGCTTCGTCAGTTGCATCTGCTGGAGGTTGCTGCGCATCGATCTCAACTAGAGACACAGGCTTATCCCAGGTCTTGTCACGATCCAATGGCGTGATATGGTCTAGGATGAACTCCCATTCCTTATAGTTCTTATCCCAGTCATAATGCTTCTCAGCACACTCGCGGGCTTCGACACTCATTGTCTTAAGTCGCTTATGATCACTTAGCATGTCACCCATCTTCTGAGCGCAGTCAGTCATAGACGTGGCAGCACGCCAGCAAGTAGTTTCGGGCTCTTCGTAAAGCTGACTGACCTTCATTACCTCGCCACCCTTGTTGACATCGTAAGTCTTCTTGTCGATGTGGTCATAGTCAGGGACCTTGCCCTTCTCGGAGATGGCAGCGTAGTCAGTCACCAGCACTGGGATACCGCACGCCTTTCCTTCTTGGACGGGCATGCCGCAGCCTTCCGCAATACTCATCTGCACCATAATGTCAGCCATACCGTAGACTTCGGATAGCTGCTCACGAGTAAGTCCAGCTCCAGTAGTTGGAGTTCTAGCTGATTGCTGACCGCACTTAGGACACATAATTGTGTGACTTTGGCGTAGGTTAATTGAAGGAGCAACAAACACATCACCACATGTTGTGTTATGACACATGAATGTCGAACATACTTCTCGAATGATTCCCTTGCGAGTTACCGGGATACCGTGAGTGCCAGTTTGGATGCGGGCAATAGCACGAGGGAAGTCGATTGACATAGCGTTGTCTGGCCATGCAGTATGCATAAGCAAAATTGACTTCTGCACGGTCTCATCATCCGGGAACGCCTTCTTCATAAGCGCGAACGACTGGATGACTTCCGAGATACGCTTTCGAGCTTGGTTTCGCTGCACCAGCAAGATGATTGGCACGTCAGGCTTGAGACCCCACTTTTGCCTCAGCTCCGCCTTAGCCTTATCGTCACGCGGATGGAACGTCTTCAGGTCAACACCTGGACGCATTGGCACAGGGTGTAGCTTGCCGGGCATCTTATCAATACCAATGAACCCAGGCTTGCCCGGTGGGTCAGAGCGTAACTCTAGACGTGGCGAAGACTTGCGAAGCGAGTCAATACCAAAGTCGGAGTATGCCATGACATAGGTAGCACCGTTATAGGTGTTGATCCATTCTTCCTTCTGAGGGATCGAGTCAACAGTCGGCATTACCAACCAGTTGAAGTATTTGCGGAATGGGCTTCGCTCTTGGAATGCGACCATCCACCAGTCACGAATATCAATTACGATATCAGGACGAAAATCAGAAAGAACATGCTCGAACTTCCATCGACCAAACTGATTAGTGTTCTGTCCTGGCTGAGCCGGATCCTGCTGTTGGAATACCTGCTCCTCTTCAGGAGTCATTGGTTGGTTGCCGTAGAACTTCCACCGGCCTCGGATAGATCCCTTGATACGGGGATCATCATCCCTGGCATAGGAACCGAACTCCGCAATCTCATACTTACCAGTCGCAGCAAGGCGAGGCAGTAGTTGATCGTAGATATTAGAAAATCCCGTGTTTAGAAAAGACGCTTCTCCGACAAAGAGAATGCGCTTCTTGTAGTCTTCTTTACTCTCGACACCCATGCAGTTCCTTATTTATCCTGTCTAGCTGTCCTGGCCCCATGCCAGGATCTTGTCACGAATAGATGCTTTGATAACGAATAAGGTGGAGCGACTCACCGCCATCTCCGTTACGATATCATCCATCGAATAGTTACTTGTTACTAAGTTGACGAACTTCAATTCCTGTTCAGTCAATCCGATCTCATCTAGCACCTTAAAGATGCTGCCTTCTTCAGGAGAAGTGTCATCGACTACCTCAATCTGATTGGGATCAACGGAACGATTCTCAACTAGTCCTAGTAAAGAAAGAAAAGTAGCCCGGGTTTTGATTCCGAGCTTAGCCATGATCTCCGCATCGTCAATTCCGTCTCGCCTCATACGACGAACGGCATTGGCTTGACGGCGCACTTTCTCATCAACCGTAAATACGTTACTGAATGAGTTGGCTTGCTCTAATAGAGCGTGGCGGATACACTTACGTATATAGGATGGGAGAGACCCAAGTGATGGATCGTATGACTTCAGCGCAACCACAAGTGCTAGAGCACCTGCCTGTTGTAGATCTTGCGTATCTACGACTGCTGGGTTATTTACCACGATCGAGTTAATCAGAGATCTGATTAAGCCTCGATGCTTGAGATATACCTTATCTGGAGATTGATCCATCCTACACAACGTCATGGCAACTAGACCCCCTAGAAGGGGATCGGAGCGGACTCGCTGCCCTGCGACGAGGAGCGATCATTACCACCACTAGCTTGACCACCACCAGCATTAGCGGTTGCATCTTCGTTGTCCGAACGACGGGTGCTTGTGGTCGCAGTAATACTATTCACATTCACCTGGACACGGCTTACCTTAACGCCTTCCTTATTCTCATAACTATCCTGTTCAAGGTCACCCGTGATAAAAATGCCCATACCCTTGGTGAAGTCACGCATGATATCTGCACGCTTGCCCCAGGCGATAGCGTCGATAAAGTTTGCCTTACGCTTCTCGTCACGACCGCGATTATACGCGATAGAGAACACTGCGCGCTGCTTGTCACCCTCTCCAAAGAATTGGGGGTCACGCGAAAGGCGACCGACTACAACTGCTGATCCTTGATCCATATTTTTTTTCCTACTGACTTGGTTTTCTAACTGCCAAAAAGATTCCAGAGGCTCGAATTTGAACGAGACTCAAGAAGTCATCCACAATACCCTCATCTTCTGCAATTTGAATGATCTCAGCATTAAGGACACCAGCCTCATCATATCTAGAATATACGTTGAGTAGCGCCGTCTGCTGAGAAACAAACATCGTGATGTCTGCCTCATTCCCTTTTAAGGTTGGGGGTAAAAACTGCACATCGGAGAGACACTCTCCCATGTGGTTGATAATCGTTAGGTCTCCTGGCTTGACCTCGAAGGTTCGAACTAAGCTAGCTGTAACCGTGCGGATGAATTGCTCAGCCGCAAGTTCAGTTACCATAATCGGACCTTCACTAAAGGATGTTACAAATCCTGTCGATTGATTTTCGTCAAAGATACACCACCGGAAGTCCATTGTCTGCTTCTCGTCTTTATCGACGATGACAATCTTGACAGTTCCATGAATGCCATTAATGGTAGTAGTGATCTTGGCCATACCTCTATTATGTGTCTAGATGCTAAATTCGTATGCTATTTTTCAGACTTATCTAAAACAACTTTACGTTCCAAAACTAGATACGGAAAGTTAAATCCAGCCCACACAGCCCTCCAGCCTTCGTTCTCTGCAAGTGCATTTAGGAATTCGAAAAAACCAGCACCACCTAGCGTCGGCGGGTTAGCAGGATCATTCGCCGTCCGCATAGCCTCAAGCTTTTCACACACATTATCCGGGACCTTAACTTCCTTGTATTCCATATAACTCATTACAACAACCTCATTTGATTTACGATTAGTCCTCGATCGGACATCTTACCATTTACAGATACAACATCACCTACGCCAATTCCCATCAATCTGACTTTGTCATAAAGATCTGGGAAAATACATGAGCCATCTAGACTATATGTAGAGTCACTTAAGGTGATAAACGACATGAGACGACCTTGCGTTTTACCACGCTTAACCGTCACTTCCTTCATTTCTTCGACGACCACGCAGAGATTAACGTAAGTCCCCGGAGGCATGCCGGTGCCTACATCTCGACACGTGTGCTTCGCCCCACTCATGGCCCGCTCAAGGTCAGCCATGCTGCCCGAAAGCGTAGCTCCGAGGTAAGCCTTCTCCCATACCAGAAGCTGAGCCACTGTGTCTCTGTGGCTCTCCTGGTTAAACTCGTCGATCAAGACTCTGATCTTTGCTCTGCGGTTCACATTGGGAACCGCCATCTTCTTTTCCTTCCGCTCATCTAGCGTAGTCTCGTCCGTGAGCGCCGTAAGCTGCTCTAGGAGGACCCCGGGATAAAAGCCTAGGTTGGAACGCTCCTTATCCGTCAGTGCGTCCCAGAGGGCATACTGCGCCTTCATGGAGCGTCTGGCGATGCCGTAGCCATCTAGTGCGCCAGCACAGATGAATGCTTCGACTACCTGCTTATTCATCTTACTTGTAGAGGCAAGATTAAGGAACTCGGTAAAGGTCTTAGCGCCCTGGCAGGCTTTAACTGACTTAAGTGCAGACACTCCGACTCCCTTGATGTGAGAGAAACCATACGAGATAGTCGTTGGACCCACGATGGCGAAGTCGATCTCGCTAGTCTCAATACGTGGCGGAACCACATCGATATCCTTCAGCTTGCCATCATTCACAAACTGAGCGATAACATCCTGTGGGGTTCGTTGTTGGTTAGCCTTATCCTTGGCGTGCATCAAATTGGCGGTCATGAACTCTAGGAAGTAGTTGGCCTTTACCCATGCGGTCCAGTAAGCCATAACAGCATAGCCAACCGCGTGACTCTTGTTAAAGCCATAGCCAGCCTGCTTCTCAATCCAGCCCCAAATCTCTTCTGCAACCTTCTTGGTTACGTTCTTTGCTGCGCCATCCATGAACTCCTTCTTCTTCTGTCGAAGTTCTTCTGGCTTCTTCTTACCAATAACCTTTCGGACAGCATCAGCATCCTTTAGGTCCATTCCAGCAACAGCCTGACAGATAGCCATAACCTGCTCCTGGTAAAGCAAGATGCCCTTCGTCGGCTCTAGGATAGGCTCAAGGATTGGGTCAATGTAGCTCGGAGTCTCTTCACCACTCTTGATCTTCGCGTAACTCTCAGACATCCCCGTGTCCAAACACGCAGGACGAATGATAGCCACAAGTTCAGCGATCTCTTCAATTGTCTGTGGCTGACACTTCTTAGACCATGACTTACCTAAGTTAGACTCTAGTTGAAATACACCTTGGTTGTATCCATCACCTAGTAGCTGAAATACCTTCTTGTCATCTAGAGGGAGTTCTAGTAGCTCGTAGGTCTTGCCATGGCGCTGCTTGATTAGCCCGAGTGCAGTCTTAAGAACGTCGAGTGTCGCGATTCCCAAGATATCCACCTTGAGCAGACCAAGCGCATCAACCGAATCCATGTCCCAGCCGCAGATCAAGTCTTCCTTTCTAGCGCCCTTTACGAGGGGGACACCAGCACGGCAGAAATCATCATCAGCAATAACAACCGCAGCAGCATGAACTCCGCTAGTTTTATAGCACCCCTCAAGACGACCCGCAATGTCGAACAACTCTTTCCAGGACGTTGTTCTAATGACTCTTCCTCCTCGGATGATATCGAATGGTTTTGCATCTTCTGAATACTCCTTCAGCTTTGGGACTGCCGCGATAGCCTCTTTAAGACTGATCGAACCATGGTCCTCGTTCTTAGCTGGGATCAAGCCAGCGATAAGGCTCTTGACGCTTTCGTCAATACCCGCAACCTTAAATACATCTCGGATGACTTGTTTGGCACCTAGAGATGATAGGGTGACGATCTGCGCCACTCGTTGTTCGCCAAAGCGCTTTCGAATATAGGCGATGACCTCGTCGCGCCGACTTTTCTCCACGTCAGTATCAATATCTGGCATGGAGCCCTTACGACCAGCGTTGTAGAATCGCTCCCAGATCAGACCATACTGAATCGGATCGATCTGCGTGATACCCAGTAGGAAACTAGCAAGCGAGCCACCAGCAGAACCGCGACTCGGACCAAGCATTACATCATTCTTACGACAGTAGTCAGTAATGTCGGACACGATCAGGAAGTAGTCTTCTAGACCGGCACCCTCGATGTCTTTAAGTTCGTGTTTAACGCGAGCAGCGTAGACACCCTTAGGGTCCTTGATGTCACGGCGGGTCCAACCTTCACGCAGCTTCTCCCTGAGGATCTCGATAGATGGGCGCGGATCCTCTGTTGGATAAGTCGGCAGGCGCATCTTGTTGAGATCTAGCACTGCGTTGCATCGGTCTGAGATCTCTCGCGTGATGTCTACCTCTGACGGCTTAATGTCAGAGTCTGTTAGGACAAGCTTCCTGTTTTTAATGTAGAATTCGTTGGTGGAGAATCCACTCTCCCCCTGTGGGACTCCAACCTTTCCCCACGCCATAGCCTTTAGAAAGCCATGCGCGGTAGCGTCGTCCTGGTTGACATAGTGCGCGTCTTGTGTCGCCACTGTCTTCAACCCCATCTCTCCCGCCATCTGACGGACCCTCTTGTTGATCAAGAGCTGCTCTGGGATACCACCGTCTTGGACTTCTAGAAACAAGTTGTCCGGTCCTAGGATTCGCTTCAGCTCATTAGCAAAGCGATACGCCTCTGGAACGTTAGCTGCTTCCTTAAGCTTGGACTCTTCGCCGGGGACTGGCCATGACATCTTATCAAACAACCAGTAGGAGATAGGACCGTGCATGCACGCAGTTAGGACAATCAACCCCTCCTTATGACGCTCAAGGTCCTTAAGGTCAATACGTGGCTTGTAGAAGAAGTTCTCGTTTGCGCGGGTGGTTAGCTGCACGATGTTATTCAATCCAACCTCGTTTTCCGCAAGCACAACTAGGTGATGTGCATGACGGTTCTTAAGGTCGTGCTCGTCCGTCATGTAGAACTCACTACCAAGGATCGGCTTGATTCCAGCCTTCTGGCACTCCTTGAAGAACTCTACCCAGGCAAAGATATTACCATGGTTGGTAATAGCCATGGCGTCCAACCCTAGCTCCTTTGCCCTAGCAACCATATTCTTGATAGAGGCTTGACCATCAAGAAAGCTGTGACTTGAGTGATTGTGGAGGTGGACGATTTCGTTATTTTTAGTCATTTCGTAGTCTCTCTTCGCCTTGGCCTTTGCCGTAGCCTTCATGTCTGTCTTGTCGTCTTCCACCGCCCATCTCTTTATTAAGTTTGTCGAGGACGCGCTTGCGATGTCTGTCTGCCATCTTAGTTTCCAACTCTTCCTCCTTGCGCTTGTAGTTGTCTGGATTCAACTGCTGGTAGCGTTCCATGCTGACATATCCCTTTGTCCCGCCAAGAACAGAGGGTCCGTCACCGGAGGTATGATAAGACATGCTGGCAGAGCTGCACTTCTCACACGTCTCAGTCTTTGTCTTTTTATCCTCATCCAGATATTGACCTTCAATCTGATAGAAGCACTTATCGGACTTGATCTTTAACGATTGAATATGAGTGCAGTTGTCGCATTCAAAGTAGATTGTAAACGTGTTCATGTCCTGTCCTTATTATGTGTCGACATAGCAAAATCGTGCTGTGTTTCTTGCAACTTAGTCTTCTATGTAAGCCCTGTAGAGCTTTCCGTATGCACGAGCAAAGACATCACTATGATCCTTACCTTGCTCTACTTCATTCCAGGTTAAGGCGTGAGCCCATTCGTGGAGGATAGTGTCAAATTGCTGAGACCACGAACAACTCTTATTGATAGTGATTAGAAAATACTTCTTGGCTTTTGGCCCGTCACTATTAACTAAAGAGCACCATCCGAAAATCTTCCGTTTGATGATCTCGCCAGTAAGCCTGCGAACTTTGATGGGTGCGACTGCTGGGAAGTCCGCACGTAACAGCTTTAGAATAAGCCTAAACTTTTGACTTACGCTGAGATCCTTTGGTTGGCCAAGAAGATACTTGGCGCGATCGTCTGGAACATCATTCACTTTGCTTCAGGCTCTCTTGGCTTCTTTGCCGGATTTGATCCGTCAATACCATTAAGTAATTCTGCCCACTTCTTATCACAAAGCGGACGATTACATAGATACTTGCAGTAGTGATCCATACCCCGGCGTTTGATTGATCGAGCCTTTTTAATCTTGTTGTATAACTTGGTGACTTGACTACGCGTGACCTCATCATCCTCGGCGGTGAATGCATGCTCTAGTGGGATGCTACGGAAGTAATCAAACTGAACCCAGTAGTATTTATAGTCTGGATACATAGTCTTGGCTGCAAAAGAATACATCCTTGGCTGTAGGTCTTCGATGAACTTCTCATGCTGTGGGACTGAATACCCAGTCTTATAGTCAACGACCAACAGTGTCTCAGGATCATATTCAAGCACTAAGTCAATAAAGCCATTCATTAGAATGGGGTTACCATCCTCGTCTGGTCCCCACGAAATATTCTCGCCCTCGGCAAGCGCGCCCTCTCTAGTCGGTGCCTCAATGCCAATCACCTTACCACCAGGGTTGTCCTTGCTCTTTACACCAGTGTCAAAGTATTTGCCGTATCGATCGATCGCCGTCTCGACCATCTGAAGACCTTCCTTGTAGAGCTTCCTGGGGCATCCCTCGAAGTGTTCTACGTGTTTCTCTACGATACTACAACTAGCCTTCTTCGCATTAAAAAATGGACAGTTCTCACAGTCCTTCTCAATGAAGAAAGAGGCACGCGCCTTCGACGGTGCCTTGTTCATGTCGTCACTAAATGGACGTAGATCATCTACATTCTTAGCGTAAAGCTCTTCGTAGCTTGCTGTCCCCTTGGATTCCGCATACTGCTCCAACGTATAGTGAACGGCACTGCCAAATTCGCTACAGAAGGTGTATTGGAATAGCGCATCTGCCCAGCCCCATTCATACGAGAGGAAGTATTGGAATTCACACTCTAAGGCTTTCTTGAGCCTTGATGGACTGACGTAAGGGATTTTCATACTACTAGGCTGTTACCAGTTAGGATTGCACTTACTGCGCGGCGGAGATCATCAAAGCTACCGTTATTGTCAATGACATGGTTGTAGCCAGCGTAGTCATCTAGGGCTGTTTCAGACTTATGTCCGTCAGACTTCAAACCAGTCTCTCGTTCAACGCCAATGAGGATACCATTGTTCCTAGCAAAGTCGCATTCATTAGGAAAGCGAGCATCGGCAACTACAACAATATCATCATCACGATACTTCTTGCGGTAGACCGACTGCACCCAAATATCCGGATCTAGTTGATTGCGAAATAGGTCAGTGCCAACGAACTGAAGCACCTCTCGGACAGTCATGAACTTTTCAGGGACCATATCCTTGTGCTGTTCATATGGCTCATATCCTAGAGTAGCGCCATTGCGCTCAATTCCTACGGGCCACTTAACCTGAGTCAGCTTTTGCTTACCAGTCTCAGTCTCCATATCCTCTCGTTGGATACCAAAGATAAGAACGCACGCATCCTTTAGGGCGTCAGCGAAGTGAACGATGTGCGTCCGCTCTTCCCCAAGGAACTGCTTGATGTATTGAGCAGATGAATCCTTACCTACTTGCTTCTTGCCCGCCAGGGTGATGAACTTAACCATTGCTTTTGACTCCCAAAATGATGTCAGGTGTATATGATAGATCCGGAACCGTAATAACACCATCGGGCATCTGGTCCTTACCAACCTCGACACTTCCCCAGTTGGAGGTGTCAAGGTGAATTGCATTTAGACCGGCTGCATGGGAAGACAAGATGTCACTCCTAATGCTATCTCCGATCATCCAAGAGTTTTCCTTGTCCACGTTATGCTTGATGCAGAAGTCCTCAAAGACATCACTAGTCTTCTTTAGAACGACCCAGCAGTCATGGAATAGGTTGCGCATTGTTAGGTCATCGAATCGCTTAATCTGAACCCAGCGTTCGCCAGCGGTGACTACGGCAACCTTGAAGCCAGAGTTAGCAAACTGTCGCACGACGCCCGCTGCATAATCATACTCAATCGATGTCTGTTCGAACACATCCATAGCAAACTGCCTAACTTGAGCTACGACCTCTTTGCTACGCTCCTCATCCATGAACCCGAACTGAAAGAAGTGCTTGGCGGTTCTCTCAAAAGACTCTGCAAACCTATCTGTAGAGTATCCGAACTCTTCGAATAAGCCAGCGTCAATTTCGTCCTGCTTCTTCATAACTTGTTCTTTATTGAAGCCATGACTAGACATGAAATCGCCAAAGTTCTTAGATGCACTGGTGTAAAGCGGTTCAGTGTCAATGAGCGTATTGTCCATATCAAAAATTACCCACTTAGACTTTATCATACATACTCCTTAAAGATGAGCTTAAGTTGTGATGGGTCGTGATCTCCTGGATCCTTACCAGACTCTAGCTCTACGTTTACAAATGTGAAATACTCACTACACGTCTTTTCTACACTCTTCTTTGCCTTCTGTCCTGGCTCATCATTGTCAAACACACACATGATCCTACTGCAACCGATCTTATGCAGGAGTGTTCTGTGATGCTTTCCAAATCCAGTTCCCAGAACCGCAACCACATTCTTGATACCAGCTTCCCACATACGCATTACGTCACCCGGTCCCTCCACCAGAATGATCGTCTTAGACTCACCCATAAAGCCCTTTGCGCGATGCAGGTTATACAGCACGGATGATGCGTGGAACTTCTCTTCGTCTGCCCTGTCAGCGGACTTCTTACGTATGTCTGCAAAGTTAAGCGCATGACACCACTTCGGACGCCACTGCTCAACCAAGTTGTCGTCCAGTAGGCGACATGTGAATGCGATAAGGAATCCGTCCAACGGATCATAGACTGGAACGATTGCACGGTTCTCACCATACGTTCCGTTCTTGTGCCATTCACCCCAACAGCCAAACTCCTGAACCACCTCTTCAGAGAAGCCTCGGTTCGTGAAGTATGAGCTGGGCTTTAGATGACGCATTAGGTCATCCTCCATCTTCTGGTGCTTTACCAACTGAGACCGCTTACGAATGACTTCTTCTATCCTGTCGGACTCATCCTTGTCTAGCTCCTTAATGTCGTCAATGTCCTTCTCGACTGCATCTAGAATCCACTGTAGTGAGTCTTTGAAACCGATCTTCTTCACACACTGAACCAGCGCGAAGACATCAGACCCGCTTATGTCGTGACAACGATTGCTGAAGCACTGCCACATCTGTCTGCTGAAGTCCCAGCTAAATGCCTGTTCGTTATCATTAGGGCTCCTGCCATCTCCATGAGGAATGGGGCAGCAACCCACTAAACGACTACCATAGTCGAAGCCCTTAAAGTTGAGCTTCTTCATGATGATACGCATGTTCTTGTGCGCGAGCCTACGGATGCCCTCAAGCTTGGACTTATTTAGTTTGCCAGTAATTGGCTGTGAAGTTGTCATGGCGTTTGTGTCTTTGGGGTGCCCGGGGTCGGTGCTTGTGGTATATTAGCGACTGATGGTGCCTTGCCCCTAGCGGCGGGCTTGACTACCTGCTGAGATACTGGTGGTGCGAACTTAGCTACACCTAGCTCTTTGAACTTGCCGATACCCAGGTCGGCTGAGATGTCAACATGAGTGCTGACGCCCTTACCGTATCGTGTTCCTAGGATGTGCATTTCGTGTGTGCCATTAGGAGCCTTTACAATGTCGTCGGGGTCCTTCTTGTGGAATAGGCTGATCGAGTCAACTAGCTCAACAATCTTCTTGGCACCAGCAATCATACCGAGGTCTTTATCCATCGCACGGTTAGTCTGACCGAACGCAAGGATTGGTAGGTTGAACTCTTCTGCGAAGTCATGAAGCGCCATGCAGGTATCGCCAAGCACATCGTGTGCCCCAACACCCATAGCCTTAACTTCATCAATACGAGCCAACTTAACATAGTCCCAAACGATCAAGCAGCGTGCTTGCCTTGTCTGAGTATCGAGACCGACATGTTGCATAACCCAACGACGTAGGAATGGCAGCATATCTCGCGCTGTCATACCCGTCATCTTCTTGTAGTAAAGCTTCTTGGATTGAAACTCTGCTCTGATATTCTCATCCTGAACCAACTGACGAGCCAACTGACACTGAGTCGCAAATGTCCTGTCATAGCCGTCTCTGACGATAGTAGAAGGATCAGACTTCCAGTAGCCAGTCTCTAGGATCTCATAGTTAATTTCTGCGTGCATACCAAACGAGCGAACTGATTGTGCGATCTCATTCAGCTCACTGTCACAGTATAGCACAGGCATGTGGCGAGATAGCTCAACTGCTGCACGAGCCCCAATTTGAGACTTGCCAGCCTTAGCCGTAGCCGCCACAAACGTCACACTACCATTACGAAGTCCACCGACGGCACGCTGCCAAACTGGAAATCCGATATCCACACCAAGCTCACCTGGGTGATCCGCCAAGTCCTCAATGATCTCTAGGGCTCGTTCTGGTAGGTGAATGATCTCGTCATCTACCACGCCCTGAAGCTTGTTCGATAGTGTCATTAGCGAGTTATCGACCCTGCCGATCATGTCGCTAGTATCATCAGAAGTGTCCTCTAGATACTTTCCTAGTTGCTTGAGCATACCCTGATAGCTGCCCTTCACCGTTTCACGCTTTACTTGCAAGAAGGATCGACCCGTATCAGCCGCAGACGCCTCATGCTCGAAACAAGCGTCGAGTAGTTCTCCATCCCGCATAACCTCAAGGAAGTCCTTGAAGCCTAGGGCACTTGCTTCCGCTAAGAGACCCGCACGAGTAACTGTCAGATCTCCAGTGGCGTTCATCAAAAAACGCTGAAGGACGATAAAGAGCTTCTGATGTGCCTTCGTTGAGAAGTCATCTACTGAGACATGCTGCTGAATGTTGAAGTAGACATCTGGGTTCTTGCATAGACCTGCAATGAACGTGAACTCAGCGGCGATATTACCCATTAGTGGCTTCCTCTAGTTTAGACAGGACTAAGTCCTTGGTCATTTCTTCGTTGTATGCTACTCGAATCAAAGTTATTTCCTCTTCCTCGCATCGCTGGTCTTTGTTGGCGTCGCGTCGCTTCGCCTTAATGAAGTTCTCTTTACTACCATGGAAGTGTTCATTATATGAGAAGTGGAATTCTCCATCATACTCAAATCCGATCTTAAACCTAGGTAGATATATGTCAATGAACAACCCGCCGCGTATAGCAACGTTATGTTCTAGCTCTATCCGTTGGTTTGGATAGATCAGTTTCACAATCTCTAGCAGTGCCTTAGCTCCCTTGCTCACCGAATGTCTCTGGGTAAAGTCCCTTCAGTTCATTTAGAGTAGACATGAATAGGTTTATGTCACCGCGCATGATCTCCACTGTGGTCTTGTGAGGTCTCTTTACAAGCTCACCCTTTGCGTTCGGTAGCATGAAGTATTTGCCGTCCTTCTCAAGCACACCAAGGTCGCCCGCCATCGTCACAAGCTCTTCACAGATATCGATACCCTTGCCGTAGATGAGGGGAAACTCACCGCTCACGAAAGGTGGAGCAACCTTATTCTTGATGATCTTGAATCGAACAGTGTGCCCGATCTGGTCACCATCCTCGCCCATGATACGAGTCGCCTTAGTGATGTCCATCAGCTTGATTCGCTGCGCTGCATAGAAGGGGAGTGCGCGACCACCACTAGTGGTGTCCGGGTCGCCGTATGCGCCAATGTTGGTGCGTTGCTGGTTCAGAAAGATGATCGTGCTCTTAGCCCTGCCGACCGCAGCTTGTAGCTTGCGACATCCAGCACTCATAAGCTTAGGCAGAGTTCCAACATCGGTCTCTCCGATCCCCTTAGAGTCTGTCTGTTCTGGGAGTAGTGCATCTACAGAGTCAATAGCGATGACTGACCCAGGATATTGCAGCGCCCAAAGCTCTGCTAGCCTTAGCGCGTCTTCACCTGTCGGTGCTGTAATAACCTCTAGGACTCCGGGGTCTCGTAGTATGGGGAACGAATCAACCAGCGTGGGCTGTAGCGCCTGCTCTTGGTCAATGAATAGAACCTTCTTGCCCCTCTTTGCAGCCTCTGCCAGGATGGACAGCACGAGCGTCGTCTTACCAGCGCCTGAGTTACTGAAGATCTCGATGATGCCACCTTGGTAGCATGGCACCTGTAGGTTGATGTCCAGGCTAAGTGACCCAGTGGAGTTACCAATTGGTAGCTCTAACTGATCACCAGAGCGAAACTGAGTATCCTCAAACTGCTTCTTCAGTGAACGCATAAAGACCTTGTCTTCTTTTGAGTCACTATTCCCTTCATTCGATTCTGTCACGTTCGGTTCCTCGGTTGGTTGTTCCACTCTCTAGCTCCTGTAAGATGTCACTTAGGCTCTTCTTGCGATTACTACTACCAGTCTTCATCTTGTAACCAGAGGTCTCTTCTACGTAGTTACTACTCTCCCTTACTAGGGTTGAGTGAAGAGCAGTGTAGTAAGCTACAAACTTATCGACGTTACACCACTTAAAGTAGTTCTTGACCTTCCACTTAAGTAGGCCAAACTCCTTATAGTCCAGGTCGGTCACCTTGTAGAATTGGACGAACCATGCCAGTTGCTCTACCTCCACACCGAGCTTGCTCACGCGCCTTACCTTGGTGAGCAGTTGACCCCATTCCTTCGCGAATGGACCGTCCTTTCTCCAGCCGCCTTCGGGTAGCGCTCCATGCCTATTCATCAGGATGGCTTCTACGACGAAGTTTGGCAGGTCGTGTGCGACTTCTGACGTAGACGGGCTGGCATATTTCTTAGCTGTCATGGTTCCTCTCTACACAATTATGTGTCGAGAAGAGAGTTTCGTGCGTCTTTTCTTAAGTTTGGCTTTTAGCTAAATCTCAGGAAGTTCTGTCTATTCGAAACAAAGAAGCTCCCAACCCTTGTAGAGCCATCGCCTGGAGTGGTGGGGTTTGTGCTTAAGACCTCGGCGGTCATTAAGATCCCCTTGTCACCTACGATTATGAACTCCGGGTTTGGGAACGGCGTCACGTCGCCCTCTGGAATAGCGCTCTGATCTAGATTACCGTTATCCGTAAGACCCTGCACTGTCACTATAGCACCAGATGTCCCCACATTAGTTATAGCCGTAACCTGCACTGGGGTTGAAGAGTTACCACCAGGGTTTAGGAATACGCCAGGAGTCTCAAGCGTTGCACCTGGGCGCTCTAGGACTCTGGGGGTTCCATTACTTGCTTGCGAGGCAAGGGTGGTGAGGTCTCCAAGATTAACCGCGCCGTTGAGAAGCGGAACGTTAACGAGACGACGAACAGGATCGGTGTCCAGTAGAGCCACATCAAACGTGTTAGAAGACGTTCCTACGCCACTGACAAACACAACCGTGCCATTAGAGAATGGACGCCCACCAGTCCAGTAACGTTGAATTTCGCGCCCCTGCCCCGGAAGCCTAAGCTCGTTTACGTGATAGAGCGCTTCGTCACCGACATTTAAGAATCCGTCTACACAGACGGAGCCACCACGACCAGCACCAGTCTCAAAGTTTGGATCAGAGCTGCCGGGAGACTTCGCAGGAACGGTATAGTCTTGTGCGGTTATACCACGATACCTTTCTTGTGTTCCCGCGTCTGGAGTGTTGGAGAATGTTAGCGCAAAGTTGACTTCATTGATTGTTGCCTTGCGAATGGTCTCACCCTTACCTCGTGGCGCACCAATGATGTTAGGCGGCTGGGGGCGCGCACGGCTACGCGTGCCTGGGGCTAAGGGGCTGGCTATGTCGAAGTTGATTGGTGTGATGATGCCATTTAAGATCGAGCGCTGACGCTCACCAAGTGGTGCATCCTTGCCAAATTCAGCAAAGAAACTAGCAATACGATAGTTGCTTCTAATACCAGCAGTTCCAAGAGTGAAGTTTACCTCGGTGATACCATGGTTGCGAACACCAATAATCCCACTTGCGTTAGGTGAAGAGTTGGAAAATGAGTCAAAGGAAATCTTAGGAAGTCCAACTAGTTCAATTGCAGAGAACTGAGAGTTAGCCGCTGGAGCAATCAGTCCCTGAAGACGACGGAACGCACGATCTTCCATAAGCTGGATAGACGTTGTGCGACCTTGTGGTGGGAAGTTCCATGGGCCAAACTGATCATCAATGACGATCGACTCTGAATCACATGGTGTAGCTAGTTCCCCACTTACCCACGCCTGTGGAAACGACATGCCGTATCTCTCAGTAAACTCTACTGGGATCGCGACACCATCCAACCTGATGTATGGATCGATAAGGATACCCGGATCAACGAAATCTACGATACCAGAACCAGATGACTCTAGCGCGTCTTCAGTTAGCGTTACTAGGTTGCGGAACGTAAAGTTCTCACTCGATCCAGTGCCTGCAATAATAGGGATCTCAGCTAGGAGTGTGCCTTCTGGGTATTCTTCAAACGCCCTTAGTGGGTCACGTGGATCAATAGTTAGCTGGCCTACTTCCGTCAAGGTGATAGGAATATAGTGCTCTCCGGTGCGAGTCCGACGACCTGAATCAGCAGTCGTGTTGCCAATATTATAGTCCTCGGTCCATTGACCGAATCCCGCTGGTGCATCCTCGCCTTCTGGACCATAAACCGTTCCGGAAGGAAGAACACAGTATGCAGAAATCTTATCGTCGGTTCCTTTGAATGGCGAAAGTGGACTTAGGTCACGGTTGATCTCATAGTTGTTTACGAAGAGACCACTAGAACCACCTGTTGAGATGCCTTGTCCCTCCATCTGGTTCTCTACATTACCCCATGCTGCATTGGCTAATTTGAATGCACCCGAAGCTGCATTGACTAGAATACCAGAAGCGATATAGGCACGACCAAAGAAGCGTGTCGCATGGTCACGGACACGGTTGTAGAAATTAAGGACCCAGTTCTGATTAGCGTCGCGGCGGTTATTGATAAGACGGATCTGACCAGACTCGTTACCGCCAAGTGCAGCAATCGGCTGCGCTGGATCATATCGACTTTCGAAGTCAGGATGTTGCGCGGCAATACTACCGGCATCAATTGGCTGACCAAAACCCGGTGACGTAAGACTAATGTCCGCTGCGTTAGTCTGATACTTTTTGAAGTATGTCCAATGCTCGATCCCCTTTAGGGCAGCCTGTAGTTCTAGATCGCTTGGCTTGTAGCCACGCAGAATACCAACAGCATCTGTAAACTGAACTGAAAAATTAGGCCAAGCTGGCTGAAAAACAACTCCAGACTCAGGTGCTGGCACTCCATCAATTCCACCTAGTAGCGGAGAGTTGAGCCAACCTTCTTGGTGAGCACCAAGTAGACGAACGCGACGTGGTTGGGTAACTAAGTCATCACCATACTGCAAGCTAACCGTTTGCTCTAGACCACTTACGGACCCTAAACCTGCTACGATGTTGAGTAGCTCATCCTCACGTAGGTCGAATGCAACCTTTCTATTGACTAGACGAACCTTCTGCTCGGACATACTCCAATACCAGTCATACGCAGTGGCTTCTAGAATACGAGTGAGGGCTTCTGTTAGTGGCGTTCCATCAAAGTTAAACCTAACGGCTGATGCGTCACCGCCCAAGTTAGCCTCAAGGTCTTCTTTAGATGGGATTTTATCAAGGTCGAAAAGAATCTCGCCCTCGTCGATTGCAAGCTGAATCGCATCCAAGATCTGAGGGTATGTGCAGCCTTGCTCAAGGACAAGGCGATACTCTCTGAATAGCGGCTCTGAGACATTCCCGTCAATATTAGTGAACCCCTTCGTGATGCGAACTCCACGAGCTACAGAGACCGAGCCCGACCCAGGGTTGTTTCCTAGGTCTTCTGTAATTAGCTTAATGGCATCTAGACAACGACGGTTGTCACGGATGTTTACTTGGATGATTGAGCCCTGCGAGTTAGCGCTATACTCAGAGTGAGTGATCTCACCGCTAGCTAGGAACTCTCCAACCGTAAAGCCGATGATGCTGCCGGGTGCGGGAGCTTGACCACTAGCGCCATGGAACGCCTTCGGGTCGTCACGGGTTGGCACCCACGTGGTGTTGAACGAGTGAGGAGTCGTGTTGAATCCAAACGTTGCATTGATCTGAATCAACGCCGCTTCAAGATCACGTCCTGGCGCTCCTGCCGGGATCTGACCAGATGGAAACATTATGATAGGCTGACAGTCACCTAGACCGAGCCCCTCAACGTTTATCTGTTGGCCTGTGATATTGAAGTTTGCCATGTTAGCTGATTAGTCCTAGCCTTCCAGAGTGCTTTGCGTTCTTACTAAAGTCACGGTTTTCGGTAGTCACCCTTCCATGGTGCGAATCAACCCAATGAATCGTAAGGGTCTCGCCGTGTAGTTCACCAAACCCCTGAGCCTCATCCTGATAGTTGGCGAAGTGTGGGTTCTGCGACATCATTCTGCGGACGCGCTTGCTATAGAAGTAGCCATCCGCCTGAGATGTCAAGTTGATTTGGGCGACTGGGTTAAGATCCTGTCTAGCAAACGACATGCCAATTATTTTGCAGTCATTGTCTACACAGTATCGTTTTAGACGAAGCCATGGGTTTGGCTCCTCTAGCGAGGGGTCCTCAAGCGTTTGATAAACTTCAATTCCACAACTAAGAAAAACAACCCAAAATCTCCATAACGGACACTCTTCTATTCTAGTTGCTAAATTATACGGCGTCTCTTTTATCACATCTCGATAGTCTTTCATATGTGTCCCATCCTTTTATTGTTATACCACTCCAACTTTTCCCATACTTGATTCGTTTAATGACATGAATACTAACACCGAATATTGATGCAATCTCATGTTCGTTCATTCCACCAACAAGCATATCCTTTATTTTACTAACCCTCGACTCATCCAACAGTGCGCGTGGGTTTTTAGACCCAGTATTATTAGAACTCATTTTGGCTCTAGTTTCGAGAGACGCCCTGATACCAAGTTTTGCACGACGAATCCTATCCTTTGTCAAATCGGATGTTTTGACTCCAAGTCTACTACCAGCAATCTTATATTAAATCCCTTACCAGCAGCACTGCCAATATAACACTTACCTGTTTTTAAGTGTTGGATCTGATAGACCCCATTTTGCATTAAAGGAACTCTATGACCATAAAAAGTCCAAAGTCACTCCGCTGCCCCGCCGCTTCCGGTGATGCCGAAAGTCCGATGAAGAAGTCATGAACAAGATTGCTTACATTACGATCTTGTAATAGAAGACGATTATCAATCGCGCCAGCGCCAGCAGTCTGAGTCCAGGTAGCGTCCGCTCCTGGTTCATATCCCTGTATCTTGAGACCGGTCACGACAGAGCTTACGTCATCAACACCACTAGCTGCGTTTAGGGCTACGGTGTAGAGGATGGCATTCTGAGTTCTAACCTCGGTAGATCCAGATGCTTCAAATCTAGCTAGGATAGTGCCAGACTCTGGGGTCACATTGATCAGAGCAACCTCACCTAGACCACTAACATTGACAGTGCTAGTTGAAACATACTTGTGGTTGATAAGCTGACCACTAGCTGGGACGCCATATGGCTCTTGCCCTAAATTGGTCCCGCTTGTGTTGGTGATAAAGGTTAAGTCCTGATAGCGGCTTACAATAACCGCAAACGGGACACCTTCCGGTCCTCCCGCTCCAAAGAATCCGACGTGATTAGCGCCACTGGTGTTACCCGGTGGATCCAACGACTCAATCGGCACCAAACTCGTAAAGTTTGAGCTTGCTGGCGATCCGGATGGAGCGTAAAAAGTAAGAGTATTCATTGTGGCCTCTCCTGGTGACTAGTCACCTATGTTATACACTAAATGTTTAGGACGGCTGCGCGCCCACTGAGAATTACGTCGGTGGCAGCTACCTGGTTAATATGAACGATCTGGAAAGATGAGTTCATCTTGGCGAAGTAAGATGGTCCAGCAAATCGTGTGGTAAAATACAAGTAATGCAAGCTGGTCACTGGATCCCATACTGCGGGACCATACGTATCAACTGTGGACGGCGTCATCGGCACGTCTGGAGCAAAACTGATGGTCGCCGAACCCGCTGGTGTAATCGCCATCGAGTTTGGAATTGTGAATTGGTTGTTCGTCGTTACGGATAATCTGATCTTCCAGCTAGGGTAGAAACCAACAATATAGGTTGTTGACGAGTGTGACGTAGAAGGTGTTAGAGTTGAAGTTCTCGCGACCGTGCTAATGGGCGCGAACTTATCATTCTTGGGTAGGATCGGAATCTGTAATGCACCAACATCACTCCATTGAATATACGTCGAGCCGTTAATATGCACAAAGCCATGACCGGGCTTGCGATTGAAAAAGAACGACATGATGTTTCCGATATCGTAAGTGTCAGAAAAGAACTCGATGTTCTGTGAGTAAAAGAGTGGTGACTCGGGAGGGTCTAGTTCGATCCATTGGAATTCGCCGTTGGCTGGGTTTGTTCCCTCTCTGTAGACATGTCTCTCGAAATCAATAGTCTCTGTTCTCTTGTCTCCACCACCAGAACGATCCTGACCTGGACATACCATACGATCTAGGGCTCCCCACTCGTTATATGCCTTGAACCATACAACTCCGTCCCCCGCCGCGTTGATATCTCCAATAGTCCATGTCGTGCCACCATACAAATTAGGCTGATATGAAGTCACAAATTCTTGCGACCAATTGGCTGGTGATAAAGTATTGTCTAGAGTTGCCCAGTCGACTATCGACAAACCATTTGATGTATTAGACGAGCTTACACCACCAAACGCATAGATGGTGTTTCCATTAACATACTTCAGTGTTGATGAAACGTTTCCACCTTGCGGGCTGGTCTCTGATCCAACGAAGTGACCGAACACCTTTTTACCATTGATGAGACTTCTACCTACCGCTAGGTTGTTAGCATTGAACTCACCTAGACCATAAAGAAGCCTGCTTGTGTTATGAACTCCAGGATGAGCAATTCCATTCTTGTTGATGCCACTAGTTGCTGAGTAGTTAGCAGGATAGTTTTGAATGACCAAGCCACTACCGCCATCATCAGAAACATCTAGAAGATAAACTGTATCGTCCGTCAAAGGGCCAGGAACGTTATAGATCGCCTGCCTACCAGATGCGTTGATACATCCACTATTCTGAGTCTCGTAGTATCTGTTAAGTTCCTCACCCGCTGGGAATTGAGCCCATTCAACGTTCTCTCTAAATGTTCCTTGCGGTGCCGCAAACTGTCCGGAACCTGTGAGGAGCTTAATGCTCGTCCCTGCCACAAGTCTATCACCAGTGATGATCATACCGCCAGATGTAGCTGCATCAAAACCAAGCTTGCCAAAGTTCTCTTTGTCTAGGTCACTGAATGTTGGTAGATTACCATCCACAAGAACCGCTGGGAATACTGGCTCTAGTGGTATGTCACTAGGTCCGACCCTTGGTTCCTTTGGACGGGTGAATGGCTGCCACATCACTTCATCAAGGTCAATGTCTTGGAACTGTTGGGCACCTAGCTCAACCGTGTCGCCAGATGTGACCAAGCTTGATGGAGCAACTGGCACCGTATTCACTGGCGCGGGATGCACATACTCTAGATCGCTTGTTCCTGACGCACTTGTGTTGGGAATGTCGTAGATCGCACGATTACGCTGCATGTGTGCAATGAAGAACTCATCTGCCGAGTATTGAGAGTCCCCGGCGTGAAGGGCTGTAACTTCTTCTAGCAGGGTCCTCATATCGAGGATGTAGTCTGCGTAATGTGGAGTCGCAGCCTCATAGCCACTAGCATTTAAGGTCGGCTCAATAGACTGAGAAAGTCCTGCATCCCTATTGATGTAGAGCTTGATCGGAGTATTTACTGGATGGCTACTAGCTGTCGTAAATAGACGCTTATCAAGCAGTAGACCGAAAGCCGGGATAGAGAAGTAGCGCCCCTCATACGCTACTAGATCTTGGAGACCAAGCCTGAATGGTTCGCGTGAGTAAGGATATGGTCGATGTAGAAATTCAAATCCGCTTGGGCACGTCATGATTTATGATAGAAATTCAATGATCTTTTCATGACAGCAAGAACAGGATGGGCAATCTGTATCGCTATAGTGAGATAAAGTTTCGTCTTTTAGATTCTGCCTAGCCAATCCTCTTCGTTTTAAAATACAGAATCTACATGTCATGTATTTGACACTATAGAAATCGGAATACGGTCTTGTCTCGTTACAACTACGACATTCCTTTTCTCCCATCCTGCCATCCATATTATTCCACCCCAATTGCCGTAGACACAATTCCCCATGAACCGCTTACAGCCCAAACTGCATTATAATGCCCCGGCATGGTATAATCATGTGTCTTAACAGAATTGGCGAACTGCGTTCCGCTAGGTGTCTCCATGCTATTCATCAAGCTTTCTTGCTGATCGCAGAAGTTCGTATATTCTAATATACCACTTGTCGTTTCTAGGTCGGCGTGATGAGTGAAGAATACTCGATGGATAGCACTGCCACTTAGTGGTGTCCCAGAAATTGAGATAGACGGCAAGCTAGCAAGATATGTTCCAGATTCAGAACCACTTGGAACAAGCAAGAATTCTCTCACGCAACTAGAACGATACCCATAGCTATCCAATACTTCAATTGCTACGTTGTAGAGTCCCGGAGTTTCAAAAGTCCTTGATGCTTGGTATAGACCACTGAATGACACTCCATCAACTAGGGTTCCATCTTCACCCTTCTTGAAGTCGGCGAACGTAAACCTCACCTTGCTGACATCCTTCTGATCCTGGGCGATGCCGCTTCCCTCTACCGTCAAAGTATAAGGAGTTCCAGACGCAATCAAGCCGACCTCTGGCATTTCCAAAGTGCAGACCGGTGGTTGGGTTATTCTGATTACACCGAGCCTAGAGTCAAAGCCATAGATCTCAGTCTTTTCTACACCAAGACGTGCGTCAAAATCCTTTGAGGTTACAATCTCAAACGTGAGGGTTACATCAAACTCATCCAGTGTCTGACATGCACCAAAGGTATAGGATCCGAGTAGTCCGCTCACGATACCAAGACCGTGCATGAAGTGACCAAATATACCGCTTTGAGAAGCTATACCATGGGTGAATCCACCAGTCAAGCCACTAGCGAAAGCGCGACCATGAATAAAGCCACCATACTCATTGACGATGCCGGACACACCACTGATACTACCACCGAATAGATCAATGTCTTGACCTAGACCATGCATGTATGCGCCGATCATACCCGACACTATTTCCTGGTTGATACCACTCATCCACATACCATACGTGGAGTTGATAGTTCCAGCGTTACTCGTGAAATTGTAGGAATTTGCTGCTAGTCCAGAAATCTCAGGTAGGGTCAATACCCTACTGAATAGCATTGTGTCATCTAGAACACCAGAGAATGCGCTACCGCCATTGACGGCATTACCCTCTTGGTCTCCACGACCACCAAGCGAGAGACCAGAGTTGTTCGCTACAATCTCCCCAAGTGGGGTGAATGAGGTGCCAGCATAGCGACCATTGACGATCACACCAAACTCGTTGTTGTCTTGATCGTAAGTAACAGCTAGATGATTCCATTCTTGTGGAGCTAGATCACCATTCTGTCCAGACACACTGCTATTAGCCGCAAGTGCTTGTGCGGTAAGTGAACTTTGAGGTGTGAATACCTTGATGCCGGTTGGTGATGCGGATGGACCACTTCCCTTATTCATGATTACATGAAGATCGGTAGCACTGGGGATGGGTGGCTTGAGCCAAGTCAACATGGTCCACGATTGGGTTCCAGAGCCAAGATCAAGACGGCGAGATCCTGGGTTTGATGGAATTGTATCTAGGTATTCCAATCGACGGACTACGACACCACTAGAGTGGACAGACCCTTCCACACCGACCTTATGCCCGTCAGTATTGATTGGGAATAGGGTATTGTTTTCCCTACCGAAGTCTAGAACCTTATTTCCAGCCTTGTCAAACTTCCAGTGGCTGATATTAGCTGGGTCCGTAACCGACACATCCCCACTGACCAAGACGATATCATCGATAGCTCCACGCTTGGTGCGAATCCAACTAGCGTCATCTAGATGACCAAGATGCATGAACGCCAGTCCCATCCTGGTGGTCTGTGGGAATCCATAATCTAGATTTGGAGCATTCAGGATACTGAATCCACTAGCGCCCACTGCCTGTGGGATCTGATCAGATAGTCCGAATGTTTCATCAATAGCGTATCTTACCTCTACCGTCTCACTCAGTTCAGCTTGCACCACCTGAGCCCGTAAGGCAAAACCTGATGAGAACACATTGCAACCAATGAAGAATGGGCTGTTGAATGGCACCTCGTTTTCGGAGGTGTATTCAACTAGTGATGATGCGCTATCTCTAAACTTGATGTGTGGTTTGTTGTCTTGAATACCAAGGAACCACGACTGCTCTGTGGATACCTGTGACCATGCTCCCATGATCATATGATCACCGTCTAGACCACTACTACCATGTCCCTCGGAGCCTAAATCGCCAGAAGGTAGGTATACCCAAGCGCCAGCGGAGAATCCGCTCGTAGCAAACAGATTCTGTGCGGAGGCATCTAGGTTATCCCCATGAAGAACTCTCTCAAGCGACATCATAGATCCGCTAAGTGAGACATTCAATCCGCTACTCACTGACGAAAGTTCTGTGTTGAGTCTACCACCAAGCGTAAAGAGACCACTAGTGTTGGTCAGGTGATGTGAATACCAACTATGATCATCTAGCCTAATGCCAGAAACAAATGTTGGGTCATAGTTTACGAATTCGTCCAAAGGCCAGTATCCCACCAACGCCTTTTGCGGAGTGCTAAGAACTGGTCCTGGTGCCGGGGTCGCAATATTGGCTAGACCGAATCCAGACATCTCTGGGATAGACAAGATCCTATTGTAAACAGCAAAGCTGTCGAATTCCACCGACCGCACATTCTGCGGGGCAAATCCAAACCAACCAGCCTCTCCGTCTAGTCCGTCTGATGCAAATCCAGATGCTGATGAGATTTGCTGGGTCATCTGAAAGACCGTCTTCGCATCTCTGACCATATACATCTGGCCACATTTGACATCGAATACACCAGCCCATAGATGCCAGCCGTCATCACCTGTATCAAATTCCGGATCCGAAACAGATGACGAATTACTTAAGCCAAGTTGACCGCCATATGAATTTGTCGCATCGCTGTTTCGTGATGTAAATCTAACGCTAGGTAGTGTTCCTATGCCTGTTCCACTAGCTAGTGCATTGACGGATAACGCATTTGTATTACCACCGACACCACCATTTTGAGACTCGGCAAAGAAATTATTGTGACGACCATCACGACCGAACCATCCAAATCCACCACCGACAAGATTCGTGCCAGTGGGAACTGACCTCATCCATCCAATAACAGTCATACCCTCATCTACGGTATGTCCACTTGGGAATAGTAGGGAGAGACCACTGTTCGCTGGAATCAGCGGATATGCCTTTGACGCCCGTAGGGCTTCACCACCAGTAGCGCCTAGGATGCTTTGGTCACCCAGAACCCTAATCGCACGACCGCCCCCTATGCCATCGACAAACGACATCTGAGATGGAGTTCCACTAAGAGATAGGTTTAGTCTTGGGTCAGTTAAGGTATCTGGTGCTGTGTTATCACCATTGTCACTATCAAATCCCCAGTATGCTACTAGACCGCTTGACTGAGGAAACTCTGGAACGAATCCACTGCTTTCCGGATTGGACGTTTCGATATACCGCATGCCGCTAAGTGCATAATGCGCGATTTGATCCTGATCGAGATTACCATCTGCTACATATACGACTTCGTCAATCTCTCCACCGTTAGGTAGGTGTCTATTAGTTGTCGTGCCATCTCTAACTCCTTCCGAGCTAGACCCAAACGTCATCGGGTTGCCACCAATTCCTGGCCCGGCGTAGTTTGCAACGATGTTTGGCCCTCTGAACATTATGGAGCTAGATCCGATGATACCGCTCTCGGCAGTGCCGACCCAAATCGTCATCTGCCCACTGCCATTAGCAGTAAAGCTACGGTTCTCTTCTACGTCTTCTCTTCTAACCTGAGCGGCGAAAAAGAATGGTTCATATGGATTACCCGGAAAGTTAGGGACAGCCTCGTTTCTAACCGCAGCATCAACAAACCATCCTGGGTCGTTGGTAACAGTAACACCATGAACAATTGAACCGTTGAGTGGACTGATAAGGTTGGCTTCCGATGCCATAATGAGAGAAATAGCCATTGAGTCGCCGGGTGGGGAATGACTAGCAATGTCCTGCCATGTCACACGCCACTGCACCATGCTTCCCAATCCACCCTCTTGAGTGGATCGACTAACGATGTTTTGTGCTGTGCTAACTCCTGGCGACTTCCTTCCTGGGCGACACCAGCCAATGACGGTGAACCCAGAATACATTGCAACTCCGTGACTAAGAGTTCCATGTGTCTCATTAGAAGCGGCGTAATTTTCGATTACGGTATCTGAAGGAACATAAATCGTATCAGCGTTAGCTCCATCATCCCAAAGAAATCTGATGCCACTTCCGTCGAGTGCCCATGGGGCTAATCCCGACGTTGGTTGTATTAACGCTTCAGGAGTATCAGAAATGAAGTATGGCTTAAGGTGATGCTTCTGAGGACCAGAATCAACTAGAAGACCAGAGAGATAGTTAGTCGAGGTCTGCTCTTCCGGAGTCTGGAAATTATTCTTAGGCGTATCGTCGCCAAAGCGCCACCAGCCTTGAATCAGGGGGTTGTCACTTCTCCAATAATCGTAGTTCGATCCGTTAGGTTGCCACTCGCGTGTCATTGCTTGCTCCTATGTATAATGGATCTGCACTGAAGCGATGTAGAATCTCGCCTGAGTCATCTAGAACGTCCGCGTTTACTGACTGCAAGCATAGCGAATTAGCGTCGAATGGCAGTGGGTTATGAAGTGGGATATGACAGATCTTACCACTCTCATCAGTAGGGTCTAGGTGCTCAACCAAGTAAACAGAATCTCCCATACCGAATGAATGGTCATGCCTATTATCAGTTTCTACGATGCCTTCCATCGTGAGCACAAACATCTTTAGGTCCGTTATCCTTTGCACTACTCCAGCCCTCATGTTGACACTTGACATTGCCGTGAACGATACTATGGTCTTTGGCTCTTGAGATTTTGGAAGCTCTATCGTGGCGACATGCTTTCTCTCGCGGCTGAATAAGTCCACGAACCTTAGTTCTAGAGTGTAGATACTAGTGTCTTGTTCGTCATGAGAATGAATCAATCGTGACGATGCATCTAGAAACCTACTCTTCATCCTTTCAAACCCCATCCTAATAAATAGCCACTCCCCCAAAGGAGGAGCAGCCATGATCCAGTCTACTGCCGATTAGCCCACGGTGAATGGGTTCGTCGCAGTCACTTCGTTTACCGACAAGCGGCTCACAAAGATCGCAGCACCGAGAAACGCGCCACTGGTGACATTTACGTCACTGTAGAGCAATAGCGTGCGAGACTTGCTCATACGCATGCGGTTTGCACGGTTGGTGCTGGAAGTTGCATTGATAGTTGCCATGTTTCCTCCTTAAGGTTAAGAACTAGTTCTTGCTAGCGGGGAGAACATCCCCACGTCTGTTATACACTAAAACAGCCACTGTTT